ATCATTTAATTATTATTTGTTTTCAGAATCAAATTCTTCTGGTGTCATTAATTTTTGTTGTTTGACTTTTGGATTTTTTACACCTAAAAACTGTAAAAATAATTTTGTTTCATTCATAGCATTATTTTGAAAATGCTGATGTAACATTTTAGATACTGTCATATCTAGTAAAAATTGTCTTACTTCTTTTTTACAATTTTTATTAATGCCACTATTAAATCCAAGATAGTAACTTAGTCCTATAACTACTCCTATAATAATAAAAAACATTAATTCTATCATCTTTTAATAACTACCTTTCCATCTTGTCTTAGTTTCTTAATTATATTTATAACTTGCTGTTCATAGTCTTTTGTAGTACTCCAACTATCAAGACCTTGTGCTAATTGTATAGCATCAACTTTACCATACCATCTATTTTGTTTATCTCTTATTTTTCTAAATTCAGCATATGCCTGTTTAGTATTAAGGATTTTAATATAATCTCGGACTGAAGCACATTTAGTATTATATGATTTAACACGCCAAGATAATGTATCAGTATAACCGTGAGGTAACATTCCTTTGTCTTTATTCCATACTCGTATACCAAACAAATTATTTCCTTCACGAGCAAATCTACTTAGACCAGCGTTACTCTCAATAATGGCCTGAGCAATAATAAGATCATCTGGTATTCTCTCGTTTTTATGTAATTCTAAATTAAGATAGGCAATACATCTTTGCATTGACTTTATAAATTCATCATCTGAACCTACTGTAATTCTTGGTTCAGCAAAACCAATTTCCTTTGCCCATAATACAGTTTTATCTACGGCCTTTTCTTCTATGTTATGTTTAGATATAAAGTTAGGATAAAATGTACCGATACCAAAACCTATTAAACAAATACCGATAACTGCCATTATTTGTCTAAAATGGTATCTTATTTTACGTGGCCATTTGTATTTAAAATACCACTTTAAAGGTCTATGTTTCATTATCTTTTACTCACTATATATTCGTAATAATTTTTTGGAGATTGTAATTCAGTGAGTTCGGTTTCTTTTACAACCACTTTAACTTTTTTCTGTAAAAATAATAAACGATTGTCGTTTAAATATCTGGACATAGTAGTAAATATTCTTTCAGATTCTTTTTGAGAAAAGTTATTTAATACATCTTCTTGGAAGTTTCCTTCATAATAAATTGCCTGTTCGCCTTTATTTTTAAACCAAGCAAATTCTTCTACTTTCTTTACTGCTTCTAATACTAATGGTTTTAAATAAGGATCTTTAAACTTTTTTGTTTTCACTTCGTTCATAATATCTTTCTGTGTTTTTTATAGTTTTAAACCTACGTATTTCAATTTTGGCTTAAAACTGTAAAATAGTTTGTTGTGAGCACCATTATCATTTACCTGTGTAAACTGATAAAGATGTATCATTTCGTGGGCTAATGTATCCAAGAAATCTCTTTTACTGTCGTATTGCTTATCCATTTCTAATTTATATACTCTAGTACCTTTTCCTTTATATTCAAACATAACAACTTGGCCCACACATTTTTGATATTTAAGTTCTTTAATTTCTATATCATTAAATGGCATTAATTTGTTATTAAAAATGCCAAGATTTAACATTTTAAAAAAATTTTTAATATCTTTATATGTGGTTTTATATTTCTCTTTTGAAGATAACAATGGTTTCAGTTTTTTCTTAACAGTTAAAACTTTTTGTTTTGTTACCTTTATCATACATTACTTACAATCGTCTTGTACTTTTGTATCCTTTAGTAAACTACATTTATATGATTTGTCTGCTTCAAGTCTTAATTCGGCGGCCGCTTTATCTAATATAGCGGGTAAATACTTTTGTAATATATTAATACTATCAAGAGCGAACAGATGAGCAACTCGTGCCAGTTCTTGTTCCATTAATTTAGAAGCATCAATCGGTTGACTTGATACCTTTTGTGTTATCACGTGGCCTATAACAGCCGTATTATATTCACTAGCCTTAACCGATTTCATAAAAAGGGTCAAAAGGCCATACACTAGTAAGCCTAGTATAGTAATGTAAATCAAAAACTTCTTCATATATTTATTGTTTGTTGTTTATATGGATAAGGTAACACTTTAAAGTGTTTAGGTCAAGTGTTATAATAAAGAAATATGTGTTTAGAATCAATGACTTGAAGTCATTGTTTTTAAAGGGTTTTTTAGGAAAACCCTTAAAACCTTAGTTTCTCATAAAATTGTCGTTCCAATTAAAAGCTTCTTTTACACAATTTTCTGTAAGTCCTTTATAGGTAAGATTCAATTTCTTGTCTTTTATATCAAGTAATGCTTGAGCGTCATCTTTATGTAATGCTTCTAGCATTTGTATAAAAAGAGTTTCTTTTTTAATTTTTGGTATATTACTTCCACCTTTAATGAATATATAAAGTTTTTTAGATTCATCTAATAAAGAAGTATGGTCTGTTCCAGCTGGCGCTTCGTTGGCCATATAAGGAGGTGTTCCTTCTGGTATATCCCAATTAACTTTAGGGTCAAAGGCTGCTTTTAATAGCATTCTTAAACCTTGACTATCGTTTTTTCTTAAAACTTCTATCTTCAAAGGTTTATCTTTAGCGTTATTTACCTTTGTAAAGATTTCGTGTGCTAAAGGTCTAGCATTGGTAGCCGTACGAGCTGACGCTGCCATTCCTTTTTTACTCATTAAACTAGAATGTCTAGCTTGTTCTATTTCTGCCATAATTATTTACTCCAATATTCGAATATTAAAAATCACCAATGTTTGTCATTAATGCTTTTAGTTTATGTTCTATAAAATACGGTAATAGTTTGGACCTGTTAGGTACTTTATAGTTCGTATAGTTATTTATAATAGTTCTTTCAAGCTCTTCTGGTATACAAGAAAGGTCTATTAATTTCTTATTTCTTTCGTAATATTTACTGGTTTCACTGCCAAGAGGTATATTACTAACGTTGGCCCATTCTTCAAGTCGTTTCTTATTAATAGGTCTTTGTTTCTCACCTGTTAAAAAGATGTCGTCCGGACTTAATATATTAGGTATACCATCTGAACGGTCACCTTTTATAATTTGTTCGTGTAAAAATTTATGAGGGTCTAGTCCTTCACCAACAAATACTTTTTGTATAGGACTATATTGTTTAACATTTGATTTAGTTTGTAATTGAATAAAGTCTTTATCACCACTTATAATCATAATAGGTTCATTATTATGTTTAACTAAGGTAGCAATTATATCATCAGCCTCGGCCTTTTCTATGTACATCATTACATAAGGAAAGTTTTCAGCAATTTCATTTTTAATTTCTGTAATAATTTTGAATATATTATCCCAATCTGTGGCAGAATCTACTCTACCTTTTCTTCTAGCGTGCTTGTAATTAGGGTAAATGTCCCTACGCCAAGGGTCTCCAGCATCAGCACATAATATAATCTTATCGCCGTACTGTTCTTTGAATTTTAAATTAAAACCTCGTAATGAATTAATGACCATATGCCTTACCATTTCTTTATTAGGTTTAATATCCGATTTGCCTCTGGTCTGTGCCATAAGGTTTGATATTAAAACTTGGTTTAGGTCAATAAGAATCATTTAAATAAGAAATGGAGGCGAGCGTTATATATTTCTCGCCTCCATTATTAACTAACTACGCATTAATCGGAGAAAGTTCAGATTTTCTAACACTTACTTTATGGTTAGAATATTTGAACGGTGTTCCGTATAAAGCTTGAATACCAGCAGCAATAATTGCTCTTGTTGGTGTTCCAAGTCTATAAAATGTTTTACCAGCAACTTTGTTACCGTAAATCATATAGCCTTCTGATCTTAAAGTATCGACCATAGCTCTTGGTGATTCAAGATCAAATCTTGATCTTAAAGTTTTCCAAGCGATGTTCTCACCTTTAGATAAAAGGTTTAGTACTTTTGCTTTTTTTGATAAAGCTTTTCTACCACGTGTAGAAGTAGCTCTTTTAGCTGTTTTAACAACAACTAGATTCTTTAATGTATTAAACATTATATTTTCTCCTTGTTTTTATTTACTATTTTACAACCGGCGACGGCGATTCCATAGGGAATTTCGTGTGATCTATCTGTCATCTGTTTCCTCAGGTAAATCAAAATCTGCTTTAAAATCTGTCCAACCATCATTTGTCTTTTTAATTTCATCATTAACATCTTTACTAAAAGGTTTATGTGGTTTATGGTTTTCTTCTGGTATTACTCTATTGTAATTAATAATAACTTGTGGACCGAATCTTGTCGTTTTAACATCAACTATTTTATCAGCAAGTCTTTGTGCTGGGTGGTCAACTTCAAAATCTCTATAAATCATACCTCTTAACATATCTACCAATAAACCTAAATCTTTTGTAAATTCTTGTGTTTCTGTTTTCATTGCCATTTCTACAAATTTTCTTAACATCATCATAGCAATTTCGTCAACATTTCCTTCAACAAATTCTTTTGTGTTTTCTAATCTAACTCTTTCACCTGCTGCTGGATCTTCTTTTGCTGTCTTTTTATTAACAATTCTTTCCGTTGGAAAGAGAATTACTTTATCGTTATCACTCATTAATTATCCAATCTTGTAACTTTACCTTCAAAATCTACTAAATTTTTATCGTGTAAATATTCAACCAATTGATTATAACCACCAATAAGTTCACCATTAATCTTAATCTGTGGCATTGATCTAACATTTTTACCAATATCTTCTATCAATGCTTCAGTTGTTAAAAAATTCTCTAATCTTTTTTCTGTGTATGTAAGGCCAAGATTATTTAATAACAATTTGGCCTTTACACAATAACCACAATTATCTTTTGTGTAAATTATAACACTAGATATATTGGTCATATTATTGTACTGTTTTTTCTTTAACAGTTTCTTTGAAAGCCTGTTCAGCTTTTTGTTTTAGATTATAAGAATCAACTACTTCTGAAATTGTGTAGTTATACATCTTATTAAACTCGCCTAAAGGTAATCTTAAACCTACCCAAGCTCTATAGTAACCTTGTTTTGTTGAAGTTACCTCTTGAGCAAATATTTCATAACCTCTTACAGGTGTATTTTCTATAATATTTACTAAAGTGGACTCAACATCCGTTACTACTGTCTTAGTTTCAGATTTACCAAGTTCAGTTATAAACTGCTTAGAACGTTTGTTCATTTCGCCTTTTATAATGTCGGCCATTTCTGCCTTAGCAACCATCTTTGCTTTTTCAATTGCTAAACCAAGATCTGGCGATACTGAAGTACCAACACCAAAGATACACTGCTTTTCGTTAATATCTTGTGAATTAACATTACAAGCTTTCTTTTCTTTGAAGTCGGCCATATACCAAGATGGTACCGTATCTAAAATCTTTTCTGACTCGGCTTTGATCTGGTATGTTGAAGAAGAGCAAGCGCCTAATATAAGGCCAGTTGCTACTATCATTATTGTTCTTATCATCATATAGTTTTATTTTGTACTCCTTTTTATATCATATACTATTTCTTGTGTTTTGTCAAGTCCTTTTCTCATATAACCAAAAAAGTCTTTACTGGACACATCAAATAGTATAACCCATAGAAGTGTTAATATAATAATATTTTTAAACATTATTGTACCTCCCATTCACCGTTCTTGTTAAGGCACGTCTTTCCGAACGATTTAAAGACGTGATTTGGTCTACTATAGAATCGGCAATACTCTGGAGCCGATACATCTTTATAATAGAATTGAGCAAACAGATCCCAATAACCAGGCGTATTAATACCTCGTCTGCCGTCAGCACACTCCAAAATTTCTTGTTTAATAATGTCATCACCTATTTGTTTAATTTCAATCTTTACATAACAATATTGGTCATCTACTTTTTTAGGTTCGTAACCTCTTACTGTATCGTATAGTACTTTGTTTTGTTCTTGTTTCACTCTTTTAAGTGGTTCTCTTTCTTCTTCTGTAATTTCACCTTTTGGCATTATAAACTTCTCATTAGCAGTGGCTATTGATATGAATATAGCCAATAAAAAATATATAAGAAATATTAATAAAAAATATCTTTTAAAGTTAGGTATTGTTCTTTTAAATGTCCAAGAATATATCATTTGTTTTTTAGGTAACATATCTTTAATATAGTTAAAAATATCAGTAAGTATAAAGATAGTTGTATCTTTAAGTTCTATAAAGAATGGTTTTAAAAATTCTGGTAATTTTTTTAAATTACTACTCATATCAACCTTTTACAATAGCCAATAGCATAAGTGCTAATATAAAATAAAACAATACACCTGTTTCTATTTGTTTTTTTATTCTTAAATATTCTTTATTGTGTTTCATATTTAATTATACTCTTTGTCCATTTGTTATCAAAGGCATCATATTGGTTATAAATTAATGGCTCTTTGTTTTCAAGTTTATCTAAAGTATCTCTCAATTCATAAAGTTCATTTTCTAAACTTTTAAGAGGACTAAATTCTAATTCTTGTATTATAACTTGTTCTCTTGCTTTTAATATTTTAATTTGTTCGTCCATTATAATTTCTTTCTACCCAACGTCCATCAGGTTGTTGACAAGCAGTACCAAATACCACTTTTCTGTTTATACCACCAATACCAATTAATGGCCATTGACTTGTTATATCTATTGTTGCTTCGTAATCTTTACATTTAAAGGGGCCCTCTAAATAAGTACTATAAGTTTTTATATTACCTGAATTAGCGGTCTTTTCATTATACCAATTTGTATAAGATGAAGATGAACCTCTATTTAAATGGTCTACAAATACAGCATTGTGTACATCATAATCAGAATCATACATAAGTTCAGCACCTAAAAAGGCACCTGTTACAGCACAAGCGGCCGCTACAACTGGATTATCTGTATATTGTAAACAAGCGGCTGTCGTAGTCGTGGCACCTAAAAAGGCACCAGTATGACTACGATTATTAGCACACTGATTAACAACTAACAGTAAGAAAAGTAAATTAAATATTCGCCAGTTTTTCATTTTCTAATTCAGCTTCTTCTTCCCACATTTTTTGGTCATAAGTTTTACCAAATACTGACATATAAAAATAATCTCTCGGACTATCACTTTCGTATGCTAGTAATAATTCGTGGAAATTAATGTCTAATAAATCATAGACTTTAGGATTAAGTGTTTTGTTTCTAATGTGGTCTTTAAAGAATTGAATACGATTTACGTAAACATCAATTTCTCTATCTTCTAATTTTTTCTTTGTTGAAAGAGCAACATCTTTTGCTTTGGCGTCTTTAAACTCTTTGAAAAGAGTATCTTTATCATATGTTATCATAATATATATTTTAGTTTGTTGTTTGTACTATATAAGGTAACACTTTTTTGTGTCAATTACAAGCTCCAAGTCAAAGAAATAAGTGTTTAAAAACAATGACTTCAAGTTACTGATTTATATAGCTATTTAAAATATGATTCAATAACGTCATTTACCACGTGTTCATATTTCCAACCAGCCCATATTCCTACAATCAGGCCTAGAAAAAACCAAATCATTTTTTACCTCTTTTTT